TTGCAAGTCCGACCCGGCAAAAAGTTCCTAATTCTGTTTTGGCCAGGAAAAACTGTGTGAAATCGGGCTAAAGCCTGCGCAGCCCACGCACGGGGCCGTTTTGCGGGATCGATGTTAGTGGGCGCTCGCTGTTTCTGAAATGCCCGCCGGGACTCTACCCCCCGGCGCACGGGCCACGGGCCAGGGACCAGGGCGCATGGCCACCGGCCCACGGTCCGCGTGCCATTGATCGCGGCCGGGGTGTTTGTGATCCTGGCCACCGTCTGGAATCGGTTAACAAACAATCGCGCCCAGGGCGCAGCTGCCAGGGTTACCAGGGCGCAGCTGCCAGGGTTACCAGGGCGCAGCTGCCAGGTTCGGCCAGACTTAAGGCCCACGGCCCACGGCCCGGCGCGGGTTCCAGGGCGCAAGCTGCGCAGCTGCGCAAGTTAAGGCCCACGGCCCGGCGTTACCAGGGCGCGCAGCTCACGGCCACCGGCCCACGGGCCACGATACGGCCAGGACCGGCCCAGGGCCCACGGGCCACGGCCCCCGTGCCTGGTTGCGATATTCCAGGGCGCCCACCAGCGCGACGGGGTGCAATAGGCGCAGGGCCACGCCTGGCGCGGGTGAGCTCGTTACGATACGCGGCCGGCCCGGTCCCTGCGAGAGTTAACAAACAACCACACCCAGGGCGCCAGGGTTTCGGGCATAAAAAAACCCGGCCGGGGCCGGGTTCAAGGTTGCAGCTGCAGCGCTTAGGCGGCGAGCTCGGCCCGCTCGGACTCCCATGCATCAGGCCCGGCAGTTAGCAGCTCAACGGCCCGCGATTTAAGCGCAGCGCCCGAACCAAACCAGGCGGATTCCAAGCGCGTGTTATTGGACCGGCCGCGCTCGTGATCGACTAGCTCGGTTACGGCATTAAGCATCGCCCACCGTGTCCCGGTTACGCCTGGGATATCGGACCCAATCGCGCCACCGTTAAAAAGCTGCAGCACGCGGCCGAATGCGCGCGACTCGCGGACATCACCTGCGGATCTGTGCCAGGGTTTAAGCAGCGCGGCCAGGAATGCGTCCGCCTCGGCCGGGGCCATGCCCTGGCCGGCGAGCTGCCGAGAATTAATTAAAAAGCTTTCCCAGGCATTCGCGGCGATTCCAAGCTGCAGCCGGACGGCGTCCGCTTTGAAGCTTTCCGAATGCAACACGCGCACGGCGCTTTTCAAATAACCCGTATTAATTTCGGCCTCGCCTTTTACGGGCGCCCCGTTGCTGTACCCGCCCACGGCGGCCGTGATCGTGTTATTACAAACCACGCGGATCGCCGTGAACTTCGCCACGGTGGCCATGGTCCCGTCATAGCTCGTACCGAGCAGCAAGTACGGTTTCACGATATCGCGCGAAACCACGGGCGCAGCATCCCCCACGCTCGCCAGGGCCCAAACCCTTTTCCCGTCCGATAACGCGCCGGCCGTTTCCAATTGAAACCCGCCCAGGCTTACAAGCTCGCGAAAAAAATCCATAACTTCGCCAGGTTGAACTACCCGGTAACCGTCCGAAACCACGGCGAGCGGTGCGCCCGTGTCCGAGCGGTGCAAAACCTTACGGTTCGGCCAGGATTGCAGCTCAGTCGCTGCGGGCGAGCTGTAAAGCACGGGCGATTCTAGGACCGTGTAACCCAGGCCCGCTTGCTGCGTCCAGGTTTCAATGCTCGCGCCTGGTGTTAAGGCCTGGCCGAGCCCGTGCCAGGGAGTCGCGCCGATGTATGCAATGGCCGAGCGGCCGGTTGTTTGATCAATCATGTGAGCCATTTTTAAATCTCCTGTATGTGCGCGGGAGGATTCCCGCCCGAGAATTATAACCCGGTTTTGTTTGGGCGCGCAAGCTGCGAAATTCTCGCGCCTGGCGCGCGCCGATCCACCGCAAAACGAAAAGGATCACGGCCGGCCCTCCCTTGTCTCATTATTTAAAAGCTTTTCGAAGCTTTTCGCGAGCTCGTGACAATTTGATTCAACGAGCGCGGCCACTATGGCCGCGCCTATGTCCTCCACGCCCCAGCGCAACTCTTGCGCAAGCTTTACGCCTAATTTTTCCGGGTTCATTATGCGGCCCTCCTCTAAAAAAGATTCTAGTTCATCGCGCAAAGCGGTCATGCGTTCATCGGAAATCCCAAGATTTTCCGCCATGTCGTCAAATAAATCCGCGTCGCGTAGCGCGGCGCGGGCAACCCTAAGCCAAGACAATAAATAAACATGATTCATTTTCATTACGCGGCCCTCCCGATATCGCCCGCGACATGGTGGCGCAGCAAGGAACCAGGGGGCAAGCTTCGCGCGAAATCGCGCAGCGCCTGGGAATCGTCTGAGCGGCCAGCCTTACGCGTGCCGTGCCATTGGATCGCCGTGGGCCCACTTGACGCATAGCAGCCACCAGGCAGCGCAGTCCCTACCTTCCTAGCGCTCGGGCCGTGCGCGACAAACACCACGACAAAATCACGATCCGCACGGGCGCACAAGGGGCGGCCACCGCCGCATTGCGCGCATGTGAAATTTTCGGCGAGCTCGGCCGGACATTGAATAAAACGGCGCCCGCGATATTCCACGCCCCCGGCCCATTCGGTTCCAGCCGGTGCGGCCACCACGGCCGGGCGGCCCGCATCCATGGCGAGCACAGCATCAAGCATATTGTCGCAGCTCGCATTGATTACGGTTTCGCCTGGTTTCGCCACGGGCAGCAGCTCGGCCGGAAAGTGGGAATAAGTCCACGCCTGGCCGTTACGCGGCACGGCGGCCGATAACGCGGCGAGATAGTCGGCGTCGATTAGCTCGGCGCCCTTTTCGCCGGCCGGGTGAAGCGCGCAGCTTTTCGGGCATGTCGCGAATGTCTCATGCTCGCCGGCGCGATATGTCACGGCGATAGGGCCGGTTTTACGGTTGGCGGAAATTGCAACGGTTTTTAACATTTTCTTTTCTCCTGTATGTGCACGGCGGCGCCGTGTTTGTGAAATATACGACAAACAAACAAAAAACACAAACAAATAAAAAACCCGGCCCCCTACAAGCGGCCGGGCCATACAGGGACCAGGATTCAACGGGCTGCCAGGTTGCGCAGGAATGTCCGAGAAAAAACAATATCTCCGCGAAACTCGGACGGGATTAAATAGTCGGCCCCGTTCGCGTAGTCTTCTGCGCGCTCAGGATCCATGCGCTTTTTTTCGAAAATGTTATGAACTAAAACAATCTCCCCTTCGTCGGTGGCCGGATTTCCCGATGCATGGGAATTTTCAATTACAAATTTTCCAAATTCCATTTCTCCAAACCAAATTTCTACGGTTTCGGTGGTTTTTTCTTTTCTTAGGCCTTCAAAAAAAGCGCGGCCCTCTTGATCTACTGTTGACATGTTTTTTTCTCCTGTATTTGCCAGGGCATGATTGCCTGGTGATGCAATTATAACTTACTCCTCCGGAACTTCTACCTCGTTGCCTAATTTACAGCCTACATGACACCGCATTGCGGCAATTAGGGGAGTCGAACCGTATACGGGCGCATGAATGTAATCCTCTGCTGCCCATCCATCTCCGCCGTCACACCACAGGCCGATCTGCTCCCGCTCAATAATCGGCCCACCTTGCGCCCAATTAGTTGAGTATTCGGGGCAGTTGTCATCAAACCCTAGTCGCACAGGAAAGTGTTCGCATTGAGCAACCGCCCAATCCAACTGCCAACCGCTTAACTCGCTAGTCTTAACTTTCATTCTTTACCCCCTTTTCCTATGATCATGCACGCCAAAAAATAAACGCAAAACGCTATTGCTATCAGGCCCAGGGCGCCGTTTATCATTTGCAGGGCTTCCGCAATCCAATTCATGGATTCACCATATCCATTTCGCAGTAATCGGCCACGCCGGCATCATAGCCAAGCTTATAAAGGTGCTTGTGATATTCGGTCATGTTTTCATATGTGCCATTCTCAAAAAACCCGGTGGCTCTTCCTTGCCAATAGCCCAAGGCATACGGGAATGCATTATCAAAAAAGTCTTCCTTCGCGGGCTCATCGCATTCCTCTTCGCTCTCGCCTAGCCAAACTGCTTGAGCTTGCGCGACAAGGCCTAGGCATTCGTCAGCCTCAAGGCGGTCACTTTTTTGTAGTAGCTCGTACAAATTAGAAAAGGCCGAGCTTATCTCATCGTGGGTTGCAATCTTTTTCATCTCATTTCTCCTGTATGTGACGGCAAGGCGCCGACAGCCACAATTTAAATAAATTTATTTCTCGTGTCAACTACTTCCGATTGAAGATCGAATTGAACAACAACATGCCGGCCAACCTGGCTAGCTGCTTAAAAAAACCCCGCTCTCGCTCGGCCGTGCGATCCGGCGGCCTGTACTTCAAACCTTCCTGAACCCTGCGCGTGTATGTCTTTCTCATGCGCGCTGCTCCCTTTCTCAAAAAAGAAGAACGGGGGCGCAATGCCCCCGTGGCTTTACTCCGCCAGCTTATCTAAATCAAACCATTGTCCATGGTCTGACGCCCAAACGAAATTTCCAACTGAGTTAACAACGAAAGCATATCGATGCTTTTCCTTGTCAAACCAAACGGCCGAATGTTCCCCTAAGTCAACGCCTAGTTTCTTCAGCATTTTAGATGCCGTGTCAGCTCGCTTTTCCCCAAGTTCTGGGTCTTCACGCGGCGGCAGCTCGAGTTCAATCCAAACGCGATTTTTCGTGTTCATAACTTTCTCCTGTATGGTTAAAGAACAATGTCAAATTTTCATTTGACAAACACATTATACCAAAACCAAATTCACTTGTCAAATCACTCCAACAGTCGAGCTCGCAAAACATTCCACATCACATGCGACAAGGGCCACTTGTCAATCGGCTCAACATCGATGCCGCGCATGAACAAGTCTTCGGCCTGGCTGCCGTCGTATAAGTACAAAAATCCCTTCAGCACCGAGGTCGTTCCGGGCGGATGATATTCAACAAGAAAGTATGTCGGGCAATTCAGATCCGCATGCTTAAGGTGGAATGCTACCTGGTGCGGGCTCATGGCTATCTTGCGCCCCTTCCTCACCACCTTCAGTTCCACCATCACAAACACTCCCTCCCCCGTCAGCGCTACCAGGCAATCCGGAGTCCCCAGGTTCACCCGACTCTCGATCCTCGTTATGTGACTGTTTGGTAAGTTTTCTTTTAGCCTCTTGTGCAGCAATCCTTCGGGATTTTTCGACATTTCGTAACGCCTCCTGCAGCGATTGTGGTTCCGGTTCCGGATCCTGTTTTGATTCGATAACTTCGGTAACTTCCATTTCCAAGATGTCCTTCGGGGGTGGCCCACCGTAAAGCTTTTTAATCTCATCAAGCTTCTCCATCACCTGCTCTTTGCTCATGGAATCAATCGTGCCCACGCGAATCTCTTTGCGGTCCACATAGATCGTGCCCAAGGCCTGACCTCGACGGTACTCAGCTTGCACGGCCGCGCCAAAAGCGCCCGCTGCCAACGCAGCATCCCGAATGGTCAAGAGGTCTCGCATGTGCCGCTCGTAGGTCGTGTTGTACTTGGCTGCAAGCTCGGCCCTGTATTCCTGGATCGCGGCGACGATGTGCGGGCATCGGTCAGGGGATGTAAGCCTAGTTGCTATTCCGCTCGCTGACTGCGGATTAAACCCGGCACGGATTGCAGCCTCTTTCAAGGTTATCGCGCCGTCCCCGGACACAAGCTCTTTGACAAAGGTCCATTCCCTGGCCGTCAAGGTCTTTTGCTTCTTTAGTGGGGCTACTGGCGTGGCCAGGCGCTTCGCTAACTTGTCCCCGATAACTGGCGGGACATTCCAAACGTCTTTTTTGGCCATTATTCGTACCTCCGACAAACCCACTCTTCTAGCCCGACAGAGATCACATAGCACTTTACATCGTCATGGTCTTTGTACCACCGGGTCAGGGCCATGCGCACCTTCTTGGCTTCCTCTTCCGATTCAAGGTACATGTAGTCCCCGATATTCATGTCATCAAAGGGGTAGATTGTTCGCCACCCATATTTTTTAAGGTAATGCTGCCGGGTGAACTCCTTGAAATTAGGTTGATTCCACTCTAGCTCCATC